CCACATCCTCCCGGCCATTCTTGAGCCTGTGCCGGAGGATGTACTTGATTGCTGCTGACTCGCACCATGGGATGCGGTTGAGCTGGCAGAACTCAACGTGCTGGACCTTGGTGCCTTGGTAGTGGGTGCCTCCAACTTGTTTCATGGCTTTGGCGGGTTGGTGTTGAGAAATGCCTGAAACGTGCTGTACATGCTGCCATGCCAGTCCGGGTGGATGTCGGTCACAGCGCACATGATCTGCCAGAACCGTTCTGCTTCACCGTCCTCAAGCGTCTGGTGTTCATCCAGCAGCATTTGCAACAGTGCTTTCATCCATTTATGGGAAACCTGCTGGTTGCGCCTTTCCTTGCCGGACAGGCACCAGTGCAACCCCTCTAGCATGTCAGCCAGCTTGAGTAGGGTCTGCTGGCGTTTGCTCAGGGCTGTGATTACAAACAGATTGTCCATCTGCTCCTGCAGGGCAAGCCGGTCCATGAGTGACTTGATCTCCGGGGAGGACCGCTTGACCGGGAATGGCACGTCACCATTTCTGCGCTCATCCGCGTCATGTAGAATTGCCGCACCCAACAGCCAGCGGTCCTCCGGCTGGATCAGGACCCCCATGGCAATTAGGATGCCAGCGACACCCCAGGAATGGAGGCCAACAGTTTGACACTGAACCTGAGGTTCAGCGTGGAACCGTTCAACCTCCCCAGCGTCAAGGAGGTTCACGGCACGGCGGGCAAGGTCCCGTTGGTCAAGCAGGGTCAGTTGCGCGGAAGTCAGAGTCATGTGATTCAATGGTGTGTGGTGAGTAGTTGATGCCCTCCCTGCGCTTGAACCAGAGCAAGCCAGCAAGGCACCAATCTCCTGGTGCTACTGTCTTGAGCCAATCGTAGGCAAGCTGTTTCTTTCCTTGTTTCCAGCAAACGTAGGCCATCGTCATTGGCACTACCACTTGATCCAGAAACGGTTGCTTATACTTGTGCCAACCCCCTTCAGGCTGTCCAATCCGATCAAAATTACCAAGGGTAAACACCTCTGTGAACTCGCACAGAAAACTTTGAAGGCTGTAATCAAAGTCAATCTCAGACCCCGTAAACAAGGCCATCACTTTAGGGTACAGCAACCGCTCGCCAACATTGCCACCCTCTGCCTTGAGGTCCCCCCATTTGGGGTTGTCTGTGTACACGTGCAAGTTGGCTGAAGAATGGTGCCACAAGCCAACCTGGACCCCCAGAGCACAGGCAACATACTCTTGGAAGAATGCCAGGTGAACAATGTTGGCCCCGGTCACACCACCCCAGATTGCGTCATTGGAACGGTTGAATGAGGTCATGTTGAGCCAACCGTGCTGCTGGTCAATCTCAAAGATCAGGCACAGGTTGCATGCCTTGTCCTTGACACTGCGGTCCAGGTCCAGCGTGGGGTCCCAGATCTGTGCCAGAGCTTGCCGGCTGTTGGGGTCCTCCCGGAGGACCTTGATGACCTTGTGGAGCTGATCTGTGTCTTGGTATTTGGTTTGGTAGGCCCGCAACCGCTCACCGTAGAATGCGTTGTATTGCTTGCCATCATCAGAATAATTCATCATCTGCTTGGCAAAGAAAGCCAAGAGTGGCACGTTGTTCCCGATGGGACCGGCCAACATGGCCATGGCCTCAAACAGATGAAAGAATGGGTTGGCATCCCTGGCTGGACTGAAGTTGACTTTCTCCCAAGGGTGTCGCAGGGTGACGGTGGTGACGCCAGGCAACCGGAGGACCGGGCCATTGCGCGATTCAAGACGCTGCCCGTGGGCCTCCATCTCGTGGTAGAGCCTGCCTTGCAGGTCATTGGTGTTTCTTGCTGTCAGTTCCATATGTTTGTGGGAAATTACTTGATTGGGCGGTACAACCGCTTGAGAGCACCGCCATCACGGACACGCTCATACTTGTCAAACTCACAGAATGAGTTGCTGATGTTGTTTGGGTCAAGAAAATACCGTGCAATCACCTTGCCGGCGTGTTCGGCTGTGAGGTTGCGCACTTCCTCCAGTCTTGGCCTCATCCATTTCTGGGATTTCCCAATGGTAAGCGGTTCCCCGTAGTAGCGGCACAACCCTCTTGAGGTGCCAGGGCCTCCCAGCACAAAGGTTTCCCAATCTGGCGCACATCCGTAGAAGTCAGTGTACCTGAGGTCAGTCACAACCTGGTTCACAATGAACGGGCCAAACCCGTGGACACTCAAGAGCAGGTCAGCTGCTTCCTTGAGGGTGAACACATTGCGGAAGTCCAACTTGGCAATGGTGGCACAGGCGTTGAGGTAGTACTCAGCTGGTGGTTGTTTGAGCTGGTCCGGGGACCCGTGGGACGGCATCATGTAGGCACCACGGAAGATAGTGAGCTTGCGCTTCTGCCGGTCCTGCACTGTCTTGAGCACCCGGGTCATCAGATCCTGTGGTTTGACGTGCCCAATCTCATCCAAGGTCCCGGGTGAGTTGAAAACCCTGGCAACCGCCAGGTTGAGCACCATGTTGTTCACACCAGTGCGCAATATCACAGGGTTGTCCCGGACATTTGCCTTGATGTACTTGGTGACGTTGTCGTGCTCCCGGTTGATGTTGCAAAAGCTGAAATGTTGTAGGATGGGGTCCTCAGAGTGAGGCACCACCCCAGCCTCTTTGTGCATCCTGGCATTTTCTCTGGCCTTCAGGAAATCAAAAAACCGGTATTGCGTCAGGCTGGCTAGTTTCATAAGCAGTGCGTGATGTTGAGGAGGTCAAGGGCCTTGATCAGGGCAGCATCCCTGTCCACCCAGAAAATGGGCACGCCGGCAGCAGCAAGACTCTTGCAGGAGGACTTGACGCCAGCAACCTTGATGAGTAGGTTCTTGGGATTTACCGGTTCCATCTGCCCCCTGGCCTCCCTGCGTTTGTTGACTGAAGCAATGCACACTTCCGTTGGTGTGGCAAGGGCAAGGATGTTCAGTGGCCAATGGTTCCCCACAAAGTACTGCTTGGTGCGACCCACGTCAGCAGTCAACAGCAAGGACTCGTACAGCACATCAAACCCCTGCAGCTGAAGAAAGTCCACTGTCTCAAAGATCATGGGCGGGTTGGGGATTGTGTCACAACCACCACACACCGTTTCATAGCTGCCTACAACAGCCAGTGGGTTCCCCCCTTCCGGGTGCTCAAACGTGTAGTACAATGGTTTCTTCCTGCCTTCTACCATGTGGGCGGTTGGGTCCCCGTAGAGGGACATGATCCTGCGTGCCAGGACCGTCTTGCCGGACCCGTAGGTGCCTCGTATGTTGATGATGACGTTTTTCATTGAATCTTGCTGTTGAACCAGTTCTCCAGTTGCTCCAAGGTCTTGAGATCAGAGCAGAAGGCACCGGTGTTGGGGAACACATCCATTTCTGATGCCCTGACGTGGGGGCCATTGAACTCTGGCAGAAGGATCTCATTGCGTGCGTCCCACAAGGCTTTCCAGTTGATCCCTTGCCAGTGGCACTGCTGGGTCTTGTTGATGTCCTCCGCCATGCGGTCAAGGTAGTACCCCAGGTATCTGCCCTTGGGGCCTCCCCGATGGAGCTTGGCAAACGAGCACAGTGCTGTTTCCATGCTGAAGAGGTCAGGCCGCACAGGCAGCACCTCACCAGCCAGGATTTCTTGGGCCTGATCAACAAGCAGCCCGGCAGCCTCATCAAGGTGCTCTGTGTCAAAGCTGCTGTGCTTGGATTCATCACGGCACACCGCCCACAGTAGGCCCTTCCGGGGCTGCTTGCTGGAGTCATCATCCAGAAACATGGTGTCAGCCACAAAGTTGTGACCGCAACACTCGTTGAGGGCCTGCAGGTAGAACCACGCTGTGTACCGGCCAAATCGTGGGAAATCCCGGCTCAGGAGCATCCGCCAGGCGGTGTCAAAACTGTTGTTGGCGCAATCCCACATGAACTGCTGCCCCATTGGACAAGCCTCACGGTAGGCCGCAAAAGTCTCAGGTAGCCTGCCCCGCAGCCATTTCTGGTCCTTCTGGTAGGGAAGTCTTGCCTTGGATGCCTCCTGCCACTTGGTCAGCCGCTCAATGCTGACATTTTCAAAGTCAGGGAACTCATTGAAAATGACCCAGGCCGTGGGCACGTGGTAGGTGTTGGCATAGATCCAGCAGAACCAGTAGCGTTGCTCGGTGTTAAGCTCAAACCGCGCCATGAGATACTGCATCACGTACAGCCCGGGGTCACAGTCGTAGGTCTTCAGCTGGTAGCACCACCAGCGAGTGAAGGTGTTGGCAATCACAGTTTGCATTTGAGGGAGGAAGTGTTGGGTGAGATGATTTGTTGGTCAGGATGGCCAAACAACCCCTGGACACGGGAGGACTTACCCACCAGTGCATCGTAGGCAGTCCCGTTGGGGAAGTGTTCAGGTGTCAGGTCGCACCGTCGCAGGATGTCCTGGGTTGATGCAACCACGGAAAACTGTGGAAGATTGTTGCACACCCACAATGGCCTGTCCCCGTTGCGGTAAAAATTCAGGTGATCCCTGCTCAGCAGTCCAAAGGCCCATGACCCTGGCAGCAGCGGCAGGCAACCAGACAAGCACCATTTGAGGGCAACCTCAGCATCATTGCCGGTGACGTAGTCAACATCGCCAACAGGCGGTTGCGGCCATTTGTCGGGCGTGTCTTGGCTGATGACACCGTTCAGTGTGATAGCCACATTACCCACTTCAGAATTTGGGTGCTCACACAGTATGGGCAACGGCCATTCAAGGTCTGAGGTTGAGTAGCGGCAGTGACCTATCATCCTGATGTGCTCCTCACGGATGAACACCGCCTTGAGGAAATCCACACAAGGTTCAACCCCAGAGCTGATGCCTTCAACCCTGTCTTGCTCTACCCAAGCCATGCCCATAGAATGGACACCCCGGATGGAGGACTCATACAGCAGTTTGGCCAACAGCTCCCGGTTCTCCGGGGTATTGGGTCCTGCAAAACCAATTATGCCGCACATTTTGCTAGTAATTTGAAGTTGTGAATTGTGTTCATGAGGGCTGTCTGATCATCTCCCTTCTGGCGGAGGGCCTCAGCAACAGCATCGTCCACAGTCTTGGGAACGATCAAGCGAAAAACGCGGGGTGTGCGCTTTTGGCCTTTCCGGGCCACCCGGCCATTCATCTGGTCATAAAGCTCCCTGCTCCATGGGATTGAAAACCACAAAATGTCCGATCCACCATGTTGCAGGTTCAGACCATGTCCGGCAGATTGGGGGTGGACAATCAGGACCGGAATCAAACCATGGTTCCATGCTTCCGCAACCTCAGTTTGTTTGACTGCTGTCTTGGCATCACTGAAGCACACAGCCTGGGGGAAAGCCTTGCGCAACCTTTCCTCTTCATGCCTGTATTGGAACGCAATCATCAGTGGCTGGTTTTCCTGTTCCTTGATGACCTTGGCCGCCAGTTTGATCTTGTCATCATGGAACACAACAATGCGACCTTCCTTGTCGTACACAGACCCTGATGTGATCTGGGTCAGTTTGCCGATCAGCACCGCTGCGTTGACTGCTGTGATCTCATGGTGGTCGATCAGCAGAAGCAGTTCCTTCTTGAGCTTCTTGTAGTGAGCCCAGGATTCTGCCGGCATTGTGGCATCGATGTCAATCACCTCTGTGTCTGGGATGTCAAGGTAATCTGAGGACCGTAGGACCAAGCACATGCCAGCAATTGCGCGTTCAATCACCATTTCCTGGCCGGGGATCAGGCCAAACTGCCTGCCCTCATAATCGGTGGCAAAGAAGTGCCGTTTGCGAAAGCCCCCAAACTCACTACCAAGAGTGACTCCCCCATCAAGCAACCTGATTTGCGCAAACAGGTCTGTCTTGTGATTGGGTGTTGGGGTCCCTGTCAACCCCCAGTGCCGGTTGAACTTGTGCCAATGCCGGCGCAATGATTCAACCCGCACGCTGGTGTGGTTCTTGGCTTTGCTCAGCTCATCCCAAACTAGGGTGCACACTGGCATGTCCTTTTCCTTCTTGTTGGCAATGTACTTGTGGACAAACGTGGGCAGGGCCTCATAGTTGATCACGTAGATGTCAGCAGACTGATTGAGCCACATTTTGATGCCCTCTGCAGACCGGAGGTTGGCCACCTTCATCCACCGGAACTGCTCCCACAGCTCAACCTCATTGGGCCAGGTCAGGTTGCACACCCGGATTGGGGCAATGACCAGTGCGCCTTTACACCGTCCTGTGCGGAACAAGTTGTCAAGGGCAAACAGGGTCATCGCTGTCTTGCCCAATCCCATCCCGGCAAACAGGGCACGAGCCAGGCCTGAGACTAGGTGCTGGGCACCAACGATCTGATACGGCTCAGGAACAAATTTCATCAATCAAAAGTTTGGCGGTTTCAAGGTTGTCGCACCAGTTGGAGTTTTGTTTGGCGTCCATCAGGCTGAGGAGTTCATTGGCTTGGAGTGTGGTGGGCTTTTCTCCTGGCCTTTTCACCTCAAGCCAAAGGACTTTGCCGGTGGCACGGCTGATGATGATGCGGTCAGGCACAGATCGGTGGGCAGGGCTGGTGAACTTGTAAACAAGACAGTTGCGGCTGATAGCGTACTTGCGGATGTTGGCCTCAATGGTCTTTTCCTTTGGCGGTTTTGGCTTCATTTAAATGGTACAGAGGTTAATGGAAAACAACGATCGCAGTGTTGGTTGGACCGATACACAGGAAAGGGGGTCCAACACGCAGGAGGGTGGTTTCTGAGCAATCCTGGGTGTGGTCTGTTTCATGTTGTCAATCCTTGCGGTAGTAGGGTGCAATTGATCCTTCAGCTGTGATTGGCAATCCATCAGCCCAGGCCGGAAGGTCGCAGAGGGCAGCACAAAAGTCAACGATGGAATTTTCATCCTCACAGTTACCCAGGGCCTGGTCATGGATGAGCGTGACCACCTCAAATCCCCTGGCCTCTGCGTTGATGGTGCCTTGAGCCATCACGTCAAAAGCACACCCTTGTGTTGCGTTCTCAACCAGCATACCGCCGTAGGTTGAACACCTTCCCCACATCTTGCCCTTGATGTGGCCCCAAAATGTGATCTGCTCAACAGTCCTGCTGGTGTTTTTGAACTTGTTGGTCCTTTTGACCCACTCAATCGCAGGCTTGGGGTACACAATGTTGCGTCCAGAAGGCAGGCGCATCACAAGGTAAATGATGCCAGCGTTTTCCGTGACACCAAACTTGACCTTGGGCCCGGCAGGGAACCACTTGCCTGGGTTGTTGATGGCCCTCTTGGCTGCTTCCTCAAACTCATCCCAAAGG